GCAGTAACGCGAACAGGAACAAGGCAGGAATTTATAGCGATGGGGGATAGTATCGGAGGAACGCCTGATGGTTTAATCGGTAATCAGTCAGGCGTTGAAGTTAAGTGTCCGAAGTCAGTAACCCATTTTAAATATTTGGCGATTAATAATGGGGATGATTTAAAAAGAATTGCACAAGAATATTATTGGCAGGTGCAGGGCTTGATGATGCTTGCGGGCTGTTCACATTGGTATTTTATTAGCTATGATCCACGCTATAAAAAGGATTCTGACAAATTGCACAGCGTATTAATAAATGCGAATGAGGAAGACCAAGAGTTTTTAATTAAGCGATTAAAACAGGCTATGGAATTAAAGGGCGAATTATTGGCGAGTCGTGGCGCGGATTCAAGGGCGACACTATCACAAGCCAGCACTTTAAAGCTGTTAAAAATAGGGCGTACTAAATTATGGAAGCTCAGGAAAGAAAACAAATTCCCTGAACCAATTAATCAGAATCCTTTGGAGTGGCGGCTTTCAGACATTGAAGAGTTTGCGATTACTTCAACCAAGCACTAAATGAACAAGCACAAGGACGTGCGAACATGATTAACTTTTATCACATCCACGCGGTAACACCCATGAGCCACTAGGCTTATCCTGTTTAATGTAATCAGCAACAGGTATTGTTTCACCGGTCACGCGTTCAATTTCTTTGATGCTGACAAGGTACTTATCAAGTTGCTTACGTTTAGCGTCTTTGCTATTGGGAACAATCCAAGCAATCGCACGCTCATCTGAACCTGAACCCCTAATTATTACTTTCCAAAAAGCATCTGGAGTTTTTACGCCGTGAGATTGTATAAAATAATCATCTGCTGGGTTGTTCCCCCAAATCACCCCCCCAATAATTAGAAGTTCATCAATATCCCTGTAGCATTCAATAATTTCTTCTGTTAGTAACCATGCTCCTCTGTTCATGTTCGCCGCTTGTGGCAAGATGTTCGTCATGGTGTTGCTGGCTTTGATTGCTGTCTTTGAATAATCTAAATGATTGGCTGGAACTAAATGCCCACGATCATATTTAATTCCCTTACCTGCCTTATAAGATTTACCAGAATATTGCTGGCATCGCTTAGGTACTTTAGGATCAAGGAAAAAAGAGCCATGCCTTTTATGGTTGCCCGTATCACGTTGGGCGTTATATCTGAATTTAACAGCCCCACGTTTTGAACAATCTAGCCATACGGTAAAACCCTCATAATCAAGCCGCATAATATCGCCGCTTTGTGATTCTGTGGCGTATGTTGTGGGTTCAGAGCTACTGGCATAAGCCAATGCAGGCAATAAATTCTCCGCGCCATTTGTGGGAGATTTCCTTGTTATTTGTTTGGATGATTTATTGTGGCAATGTAAGTTATTTGTTTTTTTGTTTGTATGACAGCCCTTTGAATTAGTGCGTCCACCATGAGCATAGGCAACCGAACAAGTCAGTGATAGTAATATGATTATAAATTTCATTTATGATTAATTGATTGGATGAAAGGTTATGCTACTTTACCCATTACTTGTTTTTTAGTCGAACCCATAAACGCTTAGCGGTCGATTTGTTCTGTAGGAAGTAATCTTGATATTTCTGGCATTACTTCTCAATAGTAGCTGTGCTGTTGACTTGCATTAGTAGCAGTGCTATTATTATCTTTAATTAAAATTAGGAGATGATATGAAAGAAAATAAAGTTAGTGAAGAAATAAAAAAATTAATAGCTGAAAAGAACCTTAATCAAACAAAGTTAGCAAAGTCTTTAGATATAACTCAGAGCATGGTGGGTCAGTGGATAAGGGGGGAGCGTCCAATATCAGTATCAGTATCTATTGCTATTGAAAAAATATATGGAACTGATGCCAGTATTCTTAACAATGATGTAAAGATGTCACGCGAGAGTATGACCGTATGAGCTTTGAAGCAATGACATGGGCGGTTAATCAGAAGTGCAAGAACTCATCACAAAAGCTAGTATTGCTTATGCTGGCTAATCATTCAAACGGGCATACAGGGCAATGTAACCCAAGCCATTCACTACTTGCCAAAGAGTGCTGTATGAGTGTATCAAGCCTTAAAACACAAATTAAGGTATTGGCAAACAATGGCTATTTAAGTGTAGTAAATAAATCGATTGGTAAGGTTAGAACATCAAACCAGTACGTTTTGAACCTAAGTTACAAGCCAATAGAATCAGAGGGGCAAAATCTGGCTAGTGGTCATTTTACAAGTGGGGGTGGGTCAAATTCTGCCTATGCTAAAACAAAGGGCTGTAATGATTCGGACAGCTACAAGCCAATAGAATCAGATAGCCAAATTTTGACGGGGGTGGGTCAGAATCTGACGGGGGGTGGGTCAGAATCTGGCTATAAACCAGTAATAGAAACTAATAACTCTCTCTCTCTTAAAACCGATGCTCAAAAACAATGTTTCGATTGGGCTAAATCTCACCCATTTTGGGGTGATGCTGTAACCGACATTAGTAAATTTATTTACCTATACAACAAGAACAGCCCCAAAGGGCTAAGGAGTCAATTTGAAGCAGATATGAATAAAGGTAAGGCACAACAAATAAAGAACCAAACAAATAACCATAAGCGAACTAAGCAGAGCATTGCTAATACTGATTACAGTGCTGGCTTAGATGGCTTTAATACAAACTAACGAAAGGATTAAATGTGGAAGTAACTACTAAGAAAATGTTTTGTGAGATTCATAGCCTTAACTATGAAGCCAGAGCTTATAAGATTGGAAAAACTGAGCATTCAGAATCATGCCCTAAGTGTTCGGAAGCAAGCAAGCTGGCAGAACAGGAGGAATTGCAAAAGCAAAAACTGGAAGCTATCAGAAAAAAGATAAGCCTAAACTTTAAACGCAGTGAGATACCGCCACGCTATACAACCCGATCATTTAATAATTATGATTGTTATACAGAAAAACATACAACGGCATTAGGGATGGCAGAGAGCTATCTAAAGCTCATTAAGGAAGATGCAGGCAAAGGCACAGGATTGATATTATCGGGCGGTGTTGGTACAGGGAAAACCCATCTAGCTTGTGCTATTGGTAATGAATATATAAAAGTGGGTTCTGTATTGTTTATCAAAGTATCTGCACTGATTAGGCGGATTAGAGAAACTTACCGATCTAATTCAACCAAGACAGAGCAACAAGCCATTGATGAGTTCAGAGATATTGATTTGTTAATTATTGATGAGATAGGCGTACAGCGTGGGACACAAGACGAGGAGAACATATTGTTTGAAGTAATTGATGATAGGTATTCATTTTTTAAATCTACAATATTAATATCAAATTTAAACATTAATGAGATTAAGAAATATCTGGGAGAGCGTGCAGTTGATAGGATGCGAGAGAATGGAGGTAGTGCCATTGTGATGGATTGGGAAAGTTACCGGCATAGGGTAGACCGAAACCAGCACCTACCCAATGCAGAAGAAGCTAAATATAAGTAACCGCCAAGAAACTTATTAAATCTATTTTAGCCGTGTAACAAGCGGCTATTATAGTGTATATACATATTAAAAACAGGATTAACAAATGTTCAAGAATGCTATTTTTTACAGAATACAAACACCTCTAAATCTTGATCCTAAGATTTTACAGGCAAAGCTAGATAAGTACAGAGTTAAGCCTATCGGAAAAACTACCCCTAAAAATTTCGGATGGTGTGAGCCTAACCCATATGTTCAGGATGATCTAGCCTTAGCCTGTGGCGATTCTATTTTCATTAGATTAAAGATAAACACACGGCTATTACCTCAATCAGTAATTAATGATGAGTTACGCGAACGTGTAGCAGAGTTAGAGAACAAGATACAAAAGAAAGTAGCAAAGAAAAACCGTGCAGAACTCAAAGACGAAATAATAAATGAATTGATGCCCCGTGCATTTGTTCAGTATTCATTTGTTGATGCCTTTATTAATCAAGATAGCGGTTTAATTTGTGTGGATGCTGCAAGCCCAAGTAAGGCGGAGTTATTGTTATCTCATTTAAGGGTGACACTTGGAAGTCTGCCAGTTGTTCCGTTAGCCGCTAAAGTCCCTGTATGGCAAACATTGAACTATTGGATAGGCATTGATAAAGAAATGTCGTCAGGCTTATCTATGAGCGGTAAATATGAAGTTAAGACCATACAGGGTGAAACAGAAAAGGTTGCTAAGTTATCGGGGTTTGATAGTAACGGCGAAGTTAGGGATATGGTAAATGCTGGAGGTATGGCTATCTCGGCAGGGCTTGAGTGGCGTAAAAATTTATCCTTTACTATCACTGATGATTTCTTTATTAAATCAATCAGTGATATTTCAGAAGATGATGATGGCGTAATTGAGAAAGATGAAGACCCTGCTCATGGTTATGAAGCTAACAGGTTTATTGTTGCCGCTGAATTAACAAATATGATTGTCGATTTAATTATGTTCTTTGGTGAAGCTACGCGATAACAGTCTTTCAAGATGTATATACATTAACGTATAATAAAGTAATTGATGTATATACCTATTGAGCATTAGAGGATTCAAGGGATGCCAGCATTAAGAAACATACATAAAAAGAAAATGATAAGCACAAGACTACCGCCTTACCTACTTCATTGGATGGATAGACAGCAGGAAAGTAGGGCTATATTAATTGAAACTGCATTGAATAGTTACTATCAAATCCCCGTCCATCTTAGTGATGATTCACAATGTCCAGCGTGCGGAGCTGGTACTATTGAGCAATTAGAGAATCTTTATATTTGTAGTAATTGCGACAGCAACATTGAGGGGTGAAGAATGACAGAAACAAAGGGAGAGTATAGGGTTGATAAGATTGAGGCGGCATTCTCTGATTCGGTCAATGAGATATTAAATGATCCAAGTGCATCGACATGGTTAAAGGTGGCATTACATTCTGCGGTTTTGCGTGACCCAGTTGATGCCGCCAATGATGCGGAGGTATTATTAGAGGTATTGTTAGAGCCTATACTAAACGCGGCTTTAATTGGTATGGACTGAATCAATACCCCCTGAAATAACGCCCCATCAATCCATTAGTTTGGATTGATGGCATTAATAAAATGATTTTAAAGTTAAAAAACAGCCTATGAAAAGTCTAAGAATCAATAAAAACAACAGAGGGCAACCAGAAGTAAGGACGCGTGGGGGCTATGGTAGTAGGGTTACAGATACCCAAGTAATCAGCAAGCAGAAGAATATCCTAATAACAGGCGCACATCATTCGGGTAAATCTGGTGCTATTAATCGGCTACATGATAATGCGGAAATAATATGGCAATGCCAAGTGAAGCCTTATAAATTTACTAAGGCAAAGGTATTAAAAGATAAGCCGGTATTAAAAAAGGGTGAGAGCCTTGATGATTGGGTATTCCCTGAGCCTGTGATGTTGAACGGCATCACTCCCTTGTCAAAGTGGACAGAACACGAGGGCGTTAAGGAGTGGTATGAGTCTAAGCATTCAGAGAATGAATATAAAAAAGTTCCAGCGTGGAAGCGTGTAGAGCTTATTCCTGAATATCTTAAAGATACGCGGGCAATATTGTTTATTGATGATGCTCATAAATTAACGGGTAGGAAATTACAGGTGACAAAGGATTGTTTACATTCATCATTCAGGGCTGTGATTGCGGCATCAGATGAGAACAAGTTAAGCCCCAGTATTCGCAAGTTGTTCTTAGATAGTAAGCCCCAATTCATTAGGCTAAACACTGATGTTGCCTATGATGCTACCCATGTATTAGTTTGGATGTTTATCATTACGCTGATGGGCTTAGGGCTTACTGAAATGGCGGCGGTATTGGGATTGCTTCAAACAATGAAAGGTGGGCGGCGTGGTAGTAAACAAGATTAATCTATCAATGAACAAGTACCTTATATTGTTTTTATTCTTGCTTATGCCACTAGGTATTGTGGTTGCTGATGATAACCTTGCTGATGGCGTAGTAGTCAGGGATGAGATTAAGCCTTATAAAATGCCTACCTTTACTGGTGAAGAAGTAGACTGGCAAGACATACAGCCGTCCATTGATAAGCAGTACCAGATTAATGGCGATTACTTGATGCGTACCGTTTCAAATTGTTACCCTGCTAAACCTTGGGGCATTGAAGTAGGATTTAAGGCGGGTGCTAATTATCGGGATAAGGTAACAAGTCAGATCGGGACTAATGACAGTGGATTGTATTATGCAGGCATTGTATTTAGTATGCCCCTGTATTCAGGATCAGAAATTAACAAGATTACCTCGGAAGGCTATAGGCGTAGACAGCAAACATCTAAAACCATTGCCTTATTATTAAAGGCGGTATCAAAGAAACGTAGAGCCAATAGGATGATGGGGCTTTATGTATCACTGGAGAAGCGAAGTCAGGCACGGGTGAGAAATGGGATTGCCAAAGTTGAGGAGCAAATAGGTTACTTAGAAAAAGTAGCGGGTGAACAATCAAACATAGATCAAGCAGATGCTGATATTAGCGGTGCTAGGATAGCATTGAAAGCCCAGTGTCGACCTGATGTTGCGGAACGTGTAAACAATATAATATTAAGCCAGATAAGAGGTGATTCAAATGAAAATCAGTAGAAGAGATTGTTTAATATTTTTAATCCCGACTGCAATTTATTCAGTTATATTGTTTGGAGGGAAAGACGAGAAAATAATAAGAACGGCTTACCCTAAGCAAGTGGTAGCCGTCTGTGCTAAGGCAATGGCGATTGCTTTACTTAATAAAGCTGGAGAGGTGAAGAGTTATGATTTACCGATTGAAGATATTGAGAGTGTTGCTAGTGAATATCAATTTTGTTTTAAGTAGTAATTTATGAGATGGCAAAGTCATGTGCTGATTGGGGCGGCATTAGGAACTATCATTAGTCCGCTGGCTGTACCTGCGGCTATCTTAGGCTCAACCGCTCCCGATTGGATGGAGATGGTAGCGAAACCATTTAGGCGTATCAAGCATAGAACCACAACGCATATTGTTTTGTACTGGATAGCATTGGTATTATTTTTTAAATTTGTGGGGATTGATTGGCGCGGATTTGGATTAGGTTTTGCAGTGGGCGGCTTATCCCATGTGTTAGCTGATTCGTTTACTATTGCAGGCGTACCATTTAGCCCTTGGTCTGATGCACGATTTCATTTATTCGGCGGCAAACTTAGAACGGGCAACGGTGGCGAGTATGTATTTTCTGCTGTGATTTGTTTGATTTGTTTTGGGTGGGGGATGTATTCACCTGACCATAAGATTAAACGATATATTGAAAATAACCAGCCTAGTTTTTTTGCTGATGATTTCAGTGCAGACCGCGAACAAGTAGGCGTAAGGTATTCTAATCGTGAACAAGTGGATGATGATTTCACCCCCTATTTCCATGACCAGAAACGACTTTATGAAATGGGTTTGATTGATGCGGCGGAATGGAAAGAGAAGCGGATGAAATACTTTTGATATAATTAATTACTGCCGAAAAGGTAGCTTAGAAATGTATTATTATTAATTTTTTGTTGACTACCGCACAGGTAGCTTAGGTATTAGCGTTACCCCCTAAAAATATGTTTATTAAATTAATCAGGGGTTAATTCGGCTCGGCTTTCAGTGGGGATTTTTTTAATGCAAAAAACGCAATTAAAAAATCCCACACTAACGCCAATCCTTACAAAGTAGTTTGCCGTTCTCGCCCTGCCTTTCGGTGGTGGCTTTCTTTAATGCTACGCAATAAAAAGCCCCACACCTACAGGCAAGGCAATCACTGGCATTATTGAAGTTTAGAAATTAAAGAAACCTGTGCATCCCTGCACAATTTGCGGCAAGCGTCCTGCATGCCGCATTAGATTAATAACATTTTGTGCTACGCGTTTTAATAACTCCCCTCCGCTACGCTACGGGTCGGACAGATGTAGTTAATTAAGCTCTAGCAGTTGCGGTGGTTTTTGTGCGGGAAAAAGCCCCCGCCCAAAAAGCCCCCGCTTGTTTCTCCCCATCAAGCATTTTCTTTTCCCTTAAATTTACTTCCCATTCAATATAATCTGAAATATTAAAGGCATGGCTGGGCAAGTGCAAGCCCCTGTTTTTGCTCATGTTTCTTTGTTTTTTCGCTGGTGTTTTGGTTCTTTTTTTGGTAAAATGGTCATTCAGTGGGGGGTAGTTCCCTTGGTTTTCTTGTTCCTTTTTTTGTGGGGTGTTCCATGTCTGTTTTTTCTGTTGTTCGTTCTCGTTCTTTTTGTCGCGGTGGTGTTCGTCCGCTGGTCGCTCCTTGGTGGCGTTCGCTTGTCGGGTCTGCCTTGTCTGCTGGTGCTTGTCGGTGGCGTGTTCGTTTGTCTGGTCGGTCTTTTTCTGGTGCTGTTGTGGTGGTGGGCTTCCGTTCTTCTTCGGCGGCTTCTGCTTTTGCGGCGGCTTGGGCTGGGGCTGTTGGTTTCCCTTGTGTTGTTCGCTGTTTTGCTGGCGGTGTGTTCGGGGTTTCTGTTCCCGTTGCCGTTTCGCCTGCCCTTGCTTTGTTGCCTGCGGCGGCTTTGCCTGCTTCCTGCGTTTGGGTTTCTGGGGTCTAGTGGTGGCGGTGGTTGCCTTTGCTGGTTCGCGGGGGCTTTCGCCCTCGTTTTCCCCGCTGGTTCGGTCGGTCGTTGGTTCGGTTCTGGGTTCGGGTCGTTCGGTTTCGGTCGGCTGTTGTGTTGGCTTGGATTCGTTCGTTTTGTCCTGCCTGCCTGCTGGCTCTGGTTCTTGTTTCTCGGCGTTCGGTTCGGGTGGCGTTGGTTCTTGTTCGCTGTCTGCTGTTCCTGCGGTGTCTGGTTTCGCGGCTGGTGGCGGTTCTGTTTCGTGGTGGTCGGGCGGCGGTTCTGGTGTTGCCTTGCGTGTTCGCCTTTCTGCTCGCACTTCTGCGGTGATCGGTTCGGCTTCAGTTTCGGCGGTGGTGTTTTTCAGTTCTCCCCGTTCTGTTGGTTCTGCCTTGGCTTGTCGGCTGGCTGTTGGTCGCGGCTTGCCCGTGTTCGCGTTTGCCTGTGGGTTTGCTGGTTCTGCCTTGCCCTCTTTGGGTTCTGGCTCGTGGGTTTCTGTTGGTGGTTCGGGCGTGTGGTCTGGGGCTTGGCGTTGGGTTTCTTCTCAAACATCTTTTTTCTAAATACAAACAACAAAATAATAAAATGAAAAAATTAAATAAAGATAATTTACAAACTAAAATTTTTAATAATCACGGTGCTTTTTTCTGTTTTAGTAATTCTCAATTTGATGAGCAAAAAATAGAGGGCGTTAAATATGAAGATTGCGGCGGAGGGCTTGTTGCTCCCGTTGGCTCTGGCTCTCATGTGTTAAAGGATTTAGAGTTATTACATGATGAATGTATTGAATACGAAAAAGAAAACAATACTTTAAAAGTAATAATCTGGGATTCGCTGGCAAATTATGAATGCCAAATCACATGGGATTTTTCAGATGCTCTCGAAGCCTTAAAGCCTTATGGAATCACATCTAAGCAAGTGGGAGAAGAATGGGGCGAGTATTTCAAGCACTGTATAGATAACAATTATTTTTAAATAACACCCACGCCCCAACGGGCGTGGGTTTCTTTAAGTATCGTTTTAAATATTAATAGTGAGTAATGAAATGAATCCATTTTTTTTAAAAGAGTCAAAAAGCAAAAAACATTTAGATATAAAAATCGATGATGTAAAAAAACAAAAGTTTTCAAGCCTTATAAGTCAGGGGTTTCTTTCAATCAGCGTAGATGATGGGGAATTTAATGACATCTACTTAATAAGATTTTCAAAAACAAATTTAGGGATTGATGGGTTTTGCTTTCTAAATAATAGACCCGCTTATCAAGGAGATTTTAACGGGGATTGCTTATTACGCGATGTGATAAATGCAATCGCAGGCGGTAATATTTTAGATTAACTATAAAACCGCACTAATAAAAGCCTCGATTTATTCGGGGCTTTTTTTTGCCCGTTACTTGTTCATTTTATTAATAAACTTGTTCGTTTTAGTAGCGGTGCTGTTGACTTGTATTAGTAGCAGTGCTATCATACACCATACAAATTAAAAACTTGTTTGCACACTTTAGGCGGTCTGTTTGGTGTGGCTAAATATGAAAAAACCGAAGTCGTGGGGTTTAGCTAACCCCAACACGGCGAACTCTTTAAAAATTAAACAGGTGAATTTATGAACAAAGAACAAAGAACAAAGGCAACACCAACACCAACACCAACACCAACACCAACATCAACACCGTTCAACAAGCTCCCAATGTCTGAACAGTTAAAGATTATGGCTTGGAACAATAAAGAACATGATCGGCGTGATTTTGATAGCGGTTTGGCTGTTAATATTTTCAAAAGTGAATGAACATTAAACGTATTAAAGAACAATACAAACCGTGCTACTGGTTATTTATTCGTAACCTAGACTTTGACACAGTATTAATCTATGGAGATTCTAAAGTGAGTTTAAAAAGTAATATTAAAAATGAAGATAGTGAAATCTTCTTATGCTTAGATAAAAATGAAGAGGATTTTTTAATTATGTATTTGGAGGACGCAGAAGGGGAGATTGAAGTGCATGAAGTTCATGCGGGTACTTTTGAGATTACTCAATTTTTTAGTGATGAGGCTATAGACGAGTTAGAAGAACGGATACAGGCAGAGCTAAAAGAATCGCGGGACGACGACAGAATAAGCAGTTTAGCGGATAGCTCTTACTATTCAGATTACGATCATTATTTAGGCGTTGCATAAAAAAGCCACTTATAAAATTAATTATAAAGTGGCTTAGTAGTTTTTTTGGTTTTCATTTGTTCCCACCTTGGGGGTGGGGGCATACAAACGAGGTAATATTATGGCACAAGTTACACAGGGTTTAAAGATGTATATACAAGGCGGGGCAGGACGCACCGCCCCCGACCTTACTAAGTATTATTTTTTATCTTAGAGCGACACATTAAGGCTTGATGTTAAAAAAATGTAATTAGGTATTAACAATTTTAAATTATTTGCAGGAAAAATATTATGAGTACAGAAAGCACGGAATTAAAAGTAGCAGAATCAACAGGCATTTATTCGGCTGAACAGGTTGCGGGTTCTAGGTTAGACGACACTAAAGAACTGCCAGCATTAACCAATGCGAGAAAGCATTTTGTTCCTTTGAATGTTGAGTATTGGAGTCCAGCAGAAGCAGGGGATGAAAAACTTGTTTATATTCACAGCGTAGGAACTCACGAAGTCCCAGACCTTGAAACAGGGGAATTAAAACCGCTGTTATGTGTGATGATGCTAGAGAATACGGGCGATAAGGTGCAACGTATTATTAATGCTAGTCGTGTATTAGTTGGAAATATTAGCGATGCAATTCACAGAGGGGAGATTGTACCCAACACAACATTAACCCCTGTATCAATTACGTTTCTAGGGGCGGTAAGGAATACCTCGAACGCCTTTAGCTCTAACCGCTGGCAGATTATCCCGTTAATTATTGAAACAGTAGAGGGTTAAATTATGAATGCTCAAGATATAGAAAACCTTGAGCAATCAATTTTATTAGGTGGTGCTGATTTATCTAAGTTAAGAAAATCAGCCCCATTGAAAACGGCGGAAGACATCCGCCGCGATTGGTTGCTTGAACGTATCGGAAAATTTACAGCGTCAGAATTTCACAGACTCACGACCGCACCCACTAAGGATGTTTTACCCGTTGGGGCTATTACTTACGCGACAGAGAAAGTTGTTGAGGTATTAACCGAATTTATAGACGATGGGGGTTATGTTAGTGATGCTATGCAATGGGGGATTGATAACGAAGTTAAAGCCATTGCTGAATTTGAAAAGAGAACAGGTTTTGCAGTAACGCGAACAGGAACAAGGCAGGAATTTATAGCGATGGGGGATAGTATCGGAGGAACGCCTGATGGTTTAATCGGTAATCAGTCAGGCGTTGAAGTTAAGTGTCCGAAGTCAGTAACCCATT